AACTTTCCTGTCTGCATAGATTCAAGAATAGCAGCTTCATTCTTGTCGTATTCAGCGTCAGACATTCGCTGTACCATACTCTCAGAGAAGGTGGATTTACCTTTTCCGGTAGGGGACGCACTAGATGAACGGCCTACTTCACGGGCAGCATCTTTGGGGTCTACAGGTGCCTTGGAACGCTTAGATCCTACACCCGTATCTGCTTTGTACAAATCCAATGCGCGGGCAGCAGCGTGTGCATCCGTAGCATTCTTATACAGAGCGTCACGAATGTACTGGGGCTGTACTTCTGCCCATTCATGGAACTCTTCGGTATCCCGGATCTGAGGAAAGTCAGGGTGTAGCCCTAGAAGCTCTTCATACGCCCGATTTTCCTTCTGTGCTTTCGTCTCCTTGCGGATAGAGTCCAGCTCCGCTCGGCTACCCTGAAGGGCTTCGTTGGCCTTCATGCCCGCGATTGTCTCAACAATCTGTGCAACATCAGGGTACTGCTTTGCCCACTTCTCAATCTCTTCAGCAGACTTTGGAAACTTGATCTGTTTCCTAGTGGCCTGATCCAGTTGATCTTTTAGCGCATCTAGCTGCTGTTGGTGTGAAGCTTCTTTCTGCTGCATATGGCGACGAAGATCCCCATACCGCTTTTTGAAAGCATCAGATTCCGGGCCTGCAGCCTCAGTCTCTGGGGCCGATTTCTGCATCTCCTCGCTGTAAGTTGTATCGTCTTCATCCAACTCTGTGCGATAGTTGCCTTTGTATTTAGCCATTCGTGTATTCTCCTTGGGGGCCGAACGTAGTCGGGTAGCCCTGATTATTTGATATAGGCCGTCTTGACCTTCTTCTTGATTGCAAAACCCAGCATCTTTTTCTTCTGGGGTTTCACTGTATCATCTTCGGAATCAGGCGTGGCCTCATCCTCAGACAAATCCTCTTCAGCCTCTTCCTCAACTTCAATTGAAGGAGGCTCCATTGTGCTGTAATACGCTTCACGCTCCATATCTTGGATGTGCTTTAGGCCGTGATATTCAACAACGGTTTTAGGGAGTACGTATTCCCCATTACGTTTCTTTTTGCCCGCAGGCATATCGTCCATCATTTGACTTTCCTATCTCTGTCATTCCACATGAGGCCTTCAGGGTAATCGTATGAACGCCAGAAGGGCTGCTCTCTGCGCTCTTTCTCATCCATATCTCTACGTGTTTGAGTAGTACGGGATTTCATTTCTCCATCCCCCAAACTATAGACTAGGAATTCCCGTGCCTCTCGATTTGAGAAGCGTTTGATGTAATCATAAATACGGAGAAGATTATCTTCGGAGTCGGGGCCAACCGCGTCAGGGCCAAACTCGTCCTCTACAGACTTCCCGTATCGCATGATGTAGGCCTCAAGAGACGCGGCCCTTGAACTCGGTATGGCCTGCGTGTCAGCGCCTTGCAGGTTATCAACAGCATGCTGTACTTCATGCAGCAGCGTAGACTTGATACCTTCTGGGCCTGCAGGGCTTTTAGGACCGTCATTAAAAAAGCCTGCGTCTTTGTAGGCGTTAATCCGTATCCCATCAGTGGGGGTGTACGCCATTGGCGTATAGTCACCATGCAAGTTTTTCTTTTGGCTCTTTCTGCTGCCTGCTTGTGCAGACTGCTTTGCCACTTCAGGAACCTCTGAAAAAAGGTCTGGGTGATACAGGACCTCGTCCAACCTGCTCGACCGTTTACTTAGCTGTGTACGCGGGTCTGGGCGGTCTGGGGTACTAACTGTTTCCTCAACATCAACATACGTAGGGCTTACGGATTCAGAGGCGTATCTTGCAAGGTCATCCACACCTGACAGCATTTCCTCCTCGCTGATTTCCCCGTTGGAATACTTAGTCCTCAGTTCCGCAATCTTTCTTTTAGCCACAGCGGTACGGACAGCAGGATTAACACCCCTATTACTTTGTAGCTTCCGTGTTGTGGTGGTTACAGTCTCACCGGGAATGTCGGGGAAGTTCTTCGTGTCGGCAGTCAGTTGGATCTCTGTCTTATCGTCAGTGATCTCTGTAACCCACTCACCGTTAAATCTGCCCCAGCCTGTCTCTTTCCATATGTCGGTACGATCTGACCCATCTTTCTCCATCTGGATTGCTGTCTTCTTAGCTGCCTGTACTTCCGGTTTCTGTGACCGGATGAGGAACATGCCCATAGAGCCATCAGGCTTCTTGAAAGGGATACCGCCCGCAGCCGACACACCCGCAGCACCATAAACATCACCTACACTCACCTCTGATAGAGACTTCTCACCTGAGAGTATGTCCCCCGGCAAAGAAACAGCGTCAGCTACAGCCTGTGCGGCACCTACGGCTGCATCCTTTACCTGTTGGCCTGTAGGCATCTTAGGGTCTTCTAAGAAGGCCTGTACGGTCTCTGTATTGCGGGTAAGGGCCGTGCGTTGATCAGGATCGGGATATACGCTGAATAAACCGCCCATTTGACCCTCATACAGAGGTGACCCGCTCTCTGTGTACCCTACGACCGTGTTACGGCCTAAAGTGGCTACAGGTCGCTTAAAGAAGGGTACGGAATCTATCGTGTCAGCCTTACGGGAACTGAGGATGTCATCTGTCTCACTCTCCGCACCAAGACCGAATACTTTCTTGAGCCAATCAGCCATTAGCAGCCCTCTGTACTTCCTCTTTTAAGGTACTAAACCTACGAAGTTCAGATATTGTGCGTTGCAGGCCGCGTATCTTATCCATACTGGCCTCTGTCTCTAGCTGTGCCTGCAGCACCGAGATACGGCTCTGGACGTATTCCTGTAGCAAGGGATACATTTCAGGGTCATTCACAAGTCGGACCAATCGGCGGGCGAGATCAAGTTCCACGCTTAGACCTGTGGTGGCTGTTGAGGCTGTGCAGGAGGATTACCGCCATTAGCGCCACCACCACCACCAGAGAAGCCCGCAGCCCCCGGTTCAGGTGCTTGTCCGGGAGCGGAGTTACCACCACCATTACCTGTTGGGTCAGATGGGGCAGGAACACCATTACCAGTACCACCGGGACCAGCAGGCCCTTGACCGGGAGCAGGCTGTGGCATCTGGCTTTGTATCTCTGCCATCATTTTAGCTTGAATAGCTGCTGCACGGGGATCGTTTAGGATCTTCTCTTCATCCAGATCCATGGAAGCCGCCAACTCACGCAGAACGTAATCGTACTTCACGAATGGAGCAAGAATCTGGTTCTGTGTCATTTGCATGAACTGCAGAAGGCGCTGTGAACGGATCTCATTCCGCATCAAGCTCTCAGTACCACGGGCAACAACCTGAAGATCCCCCTGTGCGTACTCTTCTTCGTAGTTAAACTGCATATTGAAGGCAAACATGGCGCTACCAAGAGGCGATAGCAGATAATCATCCACGTTACGGATAACGGCTTTCACGTTAGTGGCTGAAGCACCCATAAGCATACTCATGCCCGCAGCAGTACGGCCCACACCTGTGACACCTGTCTGTCCATGTGAGTAGCTGGGCATGCCTGTGGATTCATCCGCAAGCTGCCGTGCTTTATCAAACATCTGAAGAAGTTCATTGGACACGTTGGGAAACTTAGTACCGAAGATCGCCTGACCGGGAGCGCCAGCCTGCCTACGGAAAACTTTACCCGGATAGACAGACAGATCCTGCCCCGGCACCAGATTGGTCTCATCCATTTCAATGAGAAGATTACCGGACAGGGCTGCGTTATCTACAGCCATACGCATGAAGCCGTTCATCAGCAATTGCGTGTCAGACATGTTCTCTGCAACACCAATACCCCAGAAGCTGTACGGATCAACCTCATAGGGGACTGCATGATAAGGGATACGGCTTGGGGTAAACGGGTTCATTACCAGACGAAGGATCTGTCCGTTACATACCCAAATGTTGACTTGTAATTCGTCTTCATCCGAAAACTCTTTTGGAATATTCAGATCGTTATCTTCCAGAAGTTCTCGGTCTACGATACCCCAGTACTCCAAGACCTCATATCGGGTTGAGGCCCCTGTGTGATCTGCCTGATCCATCACAGTTTCCCAAGATTCCGGGATGTAGTTAGGGCCATACTCTACAGCGGTACGGATGCTCTCTTTGCGGAACATCGGGCGCTTTCCCAGCTTGCGTAGCTGGTGCTTAGACATACGATGGCGGTCTACGATGTATGTAGCCTCATCCATATTACGTGCTTCAGGATCTGGGTAAATGTTCCAGATCGAACGTGCCTCTACTTTGGGAATGGTCTGAAACTCTGGGGCGTATTTACCATCAGCCCACTTTGGGTACTCTTTATCAAAGGCAAATGGACCCTTCAGAACACCAGTACCAAACAAAGATTGCTCAAACGATACCAGCCGCAAATGCTTCGATGCATTGCTCTCAGCAAGTTGGTCGTGAACCTTGTTCTCCATCTTGTGGGCAGCAGCCTTATCCGGTTCCCACGTCAGAGAGTTAGGCACAATTCCTACACCCTCGTTAAGTTCCGCACTGATAGGAGCTAGGCCATCTTTGTAGATCCCCAGATCCTTCTCAATGTCTGGGCGATTGTATTTAACGGGGACTTTGTAATCTACACCTGTCTTTTCTTTAACCTTCTCTGAGGTAATCTGACTGGGATCATAATTCACAGCGCCTGCCACATTCATCGGATAGTGGCGGTCCTCAATTCCAATAGGGAACTTACCCCCAGCAAATAGCACATCAATGATCTGGGCATAGCCTGCCAGAACCTTAGTCTTCGTGATCTTGATAAATGCCTTGCTCTTCTCTTTTTCAGTGAACTGTGTATCAGGCCCGTAGATACCACGGTAGTTCCGATACATATGCAGCCACCCATCCTCTTTAGAGGAGCGGGCATCTTTAGCACGGCGGAATTCCCCATCAACAAACGCAACTAGGTCACCATATTCAGTGTCCTCTTCCCCCTCTTCACCATCTTCAAGATGAGCAACCTGCGGGCTTTCCGTAACATCCTCTGCGTTCACGGCGGATGCTTCTGGTGTATTCTGGTCCATGAAGGCCATGAGCGAGTATTCCTTTTATTCAGTATCCGAAAACGGAGTCTACTGGGGTATAGCCATGATTTAGGTTCTGGCCGGGACCGTTAGCGAATGGGGAGAATGCCCGTGGCCTAGACATTACGGCGTATCTAACGCTGTCATAGGCGTGGTCAGATCTATATCGGGGATCAATATCATCTGATCCTTTAGGATCGCTGGGTATAACGGGCAAATCAGCGATGATCTGTCGGCAGGTGTTAAAGAATACTAGACCGGGAATACCTGTGTCTTCGTTAATCTTCAGTACTTCATGAAGTCTGTTCTTTCCTGCTACTCGCGCACCTGCAGTACGATCTGAAGGTCGCCAGCGGCTCCCTGTAGCAATCATTTCTTCCGCGATAGAAGGGCCAATTTGGCCTCTATTGTGCCACGCAGAGCTATCCAAGATACCATAGGCGATGCTTTCGCCTCGTTCAGCCTCTACTACGGCTTTTCCAAGGTCTCTTCCGGTGTGTTTTGAGAGGTATAGCTCCCGGTAGCAGAAAAGGGTCTCATAAGAAGGATCAATAGCAAACCAATGCACAGCAGAGTAAGATGAATATCCATAATCACAGCTACGAAACCTTCTCCACTCCTGTGGAATATCAAAGGGGTCTATTACATGCGTAGAAACCCGGAATTCAGGGAATGCTGCACCCTCTGCAATTGTCCAATCCCCTTCAAGAAGCTGTCTACGCTGCATTTCAGGCATAGAAAGCAGATTAGCTTCGTAATTACTGTCTTCTAGAAGGTATTTGTTATCATATAGGCTGGCAGGGATAAATCTACGCTTGAAAAGGGGTTGTCCTGCCTTCGCATGAGACGGCGGGTAAACCATTTCCTCGCCTGTATCAATGTCCGTAGCGTTAAATGTAGTATTTGCGGGAGCAGGATCAATGAACATTGATTTAACCCAGCTATGGCCGGGACCGCCGGGGTTTGTTGTAGCCCGCATGAACACAGGAAGGTCTACTGCAGTGGTACGAAGACGTGACCGCATGTAGTTCCATGCAAACGGTGTTGGATACTGCGTAAGTTCGTCAAATGCCACATAGCTAAAGGCCTGACCCTGATATCGCAGAACATCTTCATCCCGCTCAAGATAGGTAAGCCACAGTTTAGCCCCAGAGGGGAATGTCCACTGGCTTTTCTTCTCACCCCATTTAGCTCCGGGGTAAGCCTTGGGGTAGATTTCCTGTGTCTTCCAGATAATCTCACGAAGTTCATCGTTAGTACGGCGAAGGATCAAGCCATTAAACTGGTTATGTCCAAAGTACCGCATAGGATCAGCGATAAGGGCGTAGGTCTTACCACCACCAGCAGCACCACCATACAAGACTTCCAACTCGGTAGAGGACAGAAAGTCGGTTTGGGGGCCGGGGTTGGGGGAGAATATTACTTCCTGCTCTGCAGGGGTGGAATCAAAATCTAAACTGTCAGAAAAAGGCCTAGGTTTTTCGGCAACAGGCTCTTCTTCTTTAACGGGATCAACCCAATTCGCCAGCTTCTTTGTCTGGACAGTCAGGCTACGTTTGGCATCCGTCTGCTTTCGCTTGATCCGTGCCTTAGCCTTATCTGGTCCTGTCTTCGGAGAGTTCTTACGTTTGGCCGCTCGGAGCTTCTTAGCCCGTGGGTTCTTAGGATCTTTACCACGGATCTCCTGCCAGATGTTAGCAACACCTTGGTGACTAATAGTGCGATCTGCTTTGCTGGATAGCCATGCTGAAACCTCACGGTACGACCCACCTGCATCCAAATGATCCAGAGCCTGTGTCAGTAGTTCCATATGCGCGGGATCTTGGACACAGATCAACGGATCATAGTCAGATACAACGTAACCGAAAGCCACCGAAGATGAGGGGTTTGCCCGCTTCCGCGTTTCAGGAAACTCTTCGTACATTAATCGTCAGTCTTCTTTGGGGGAAGAATGAACATACCGCCGCCAGTAGATGCCACTTCGACCTTCTCAGTCTTAACAACACCTGCACGGTCCAGAAGCTCTTTCGCTGCAGCGATGATATTCCTAGCACCCAATGCAGCAGGGTCTTTCAGAATACCTACCATTGCACCCGCAGCCTGTGGAGAATGCATAGCCACAATCATGGATGCAGCCTCTGTGATCTCTTCCCGGATAGGCTTCACTGCCTCACGAATGGAAGTAGTCGGGCTGTATCCAGCGAGATCCATGGCTTCACGGATGTCACCTTTAGCGGGGCCAATAAGGGCCTCCAAAAGGGCCTCCTGTCGTGGTGTTAGCTCTTTCTTACTGGGCATCCAGTTTCTCCTTATCTGTGGGGGCAGGCGTATCTGTCTTCTCACGCTTCTGAGCGTTAGGGCCGTAGAAAGCTGTTTCGGTACGCCACAAAGGGTGACACCTATGGAAAACAGAGGACCGGGAGGATTCTCGTATGTCAGCCTCCGTGGAATTCAGAACCCAAGGACCAAAAAAGAATACACCAGCCTGTCTGCGCTTCGTGCGTTCTTCAAAGATAATGGAAATACGGGATGCCACCCCTGCACCCTCTGAGTACCAAACCAGACTGTCATAATCACATTCTCGTAGTTTATCCGATTGCCCGGAGATACGGGTGCTGTAGTCGGTAACACCTTCCGCAGAGGTAATCTGTGTATTCACCACGACAGGAAAGAAATACCCTTCAATACGTCCACCCACAGAAAGGCTGAACGTAATTAGCATAGCACAGATGACACCGATGATAGCAGGTTTTGCATTACCCAAGGTTTAAACCCCCACCAATAACGTAACCTACAATGGCTAGTATCACTGCCCCGGAAACTAGACGGATCAGCCACTTTGTATTGTCTTCAATAGCATGAAGACGGTTCTCCACATTGGTTTGGTGGACGGCATTCACGGCTGCAGAAGTCTCCAAGGAAGTGAGACGCCTGTTTGTCTCACTCTGGAAATCATGCAACTCTTCACGGAGCCTTGATGTGTCATGTTCAGTCATATCAAAAAAGAAGCAGGGTTACTTCTTCTTTGAACCTTTAAACGATGCACCTGCATTAACAGGTGTTGGCTTTGCACAGGATTGTGTTGAAACTTTGCCTTTAGACATTTTGATCTCCATAACTTATTCAGGTAGCCCCATCTCAGTATCAAGATCATCCACAGCAGCTTCTGCTGTATCCGTGTAATAATAATCCGAATACCCCTTAAACAGGTCAGCATCATTATCTGCCTGCTTTTGGGTAATCAGACCTTCCTCAACAAGTAATTCACGGGTACGCTCAAGTGTGAGCCGTGTACCTGTGGCCTGCTGGATAGCGGCACGGATATAATGAAGATTGATCATGTGGGGGGATTTGAGAGCATCATTGCCCTTCCTCTATATTATGGCAAACAACATTAACAATGTCAACAGATAGGGTCTATACAAAGGTACAAAAGTATGATACCCTATACCCATATCTTGGGAAAAGTAAGACTATACTATACCCATAGTAGGTACCCTACGATCTAAGGCAGTCTGTTAGCACAGGCTGCTTTCTTTGTTTGGGGCTTGTTATACATAAAAGACAGCCTTAAGACTGTCCGCCATCAACCCCGGAAAGGAATCAAGATGAAGTTGGATGGCCTAAGCATTTCAGAGCTAGAAAAGCTGGAACAAGAGATCGTCTTTGCTAAACAGAAAGCAGAGCATAAGCGCATAGAGGATGCCAGAAACCAGATATACGGTCTCATGGATAAGCTCTCTGTCACCGTGGATGATCTCTTCCCTTCCCGTAGTAAGCGTAGAACCAAGACCGATGTATCCATCCCTATGTACCAATCACCAGATGATCCAAAGAAGACATGGAGTGGACACGGAAGAAGGCCTAGGTGGTTCTTGGACAAGGTAAGCTCCGGTGTAGACCCACAGAGCATGCTCATCCCCAAATAGCACCTACAGTTTCTGTCTTTGGTGGTATGCAGCTAAACCTGCAGGAACTTCCTTACTAGGAGGAGCAATCCACGAAGACAGAGGCATTTCTACAAAACACAGAGTGTCACCCCGAAGTACCCGCACATGTACTGAAGTGTCCTCTACAGAATACTCTAAAGCATATCGCTTAAGGAGCTTCTGGATGAGAAAACCATGACCCTCTTCAACCAGATCTCCACAGGTAGCACGGGGACAGCTATAATACTCTTGAGGATTCCTATACTTCCTAAAGCTATCTAGATATACCGTAATAACCTCAGTCATGTGTAACCCCCCCATACATATCCTTGAAGGTACTTTGCATAGCTTCAGGAGTGAAATCGGCAACACGGATATGCACCCTATGCCTATTCTTAATAGATGCCCAAGGCCGGAATATAACCGACTCCCTAATAAGAGACACAAAAGCAACCCAATCAGCTTTCACGGTATTAATCCCGAAGCTATGACCAGACACACCCACATTAGCTAAGCTAAGACTAGATTTAACCTCTAGCGTGATAAGCTTCCCATCACCCCTACTACACCACATATCCGTTCCCCTGCGATCTACCACAGTACAGGGCATACCATTCCGCTCTAGAACATAAGCAACTAGGTTCTCTCCACACCGACCTAGATCCGTGGCAGTCATACCAGCAGCAATAGGATAATCATGGATGCTCATTCAGGAAGACCCTCATCCGTATCAAGCAAAGTGGTAAGATTACGTGAATAAAGGTAACCAATCTTCTCCACACTCTCTTCCATATACAATGCCCTCTCCCGGATGATCTCTGACAGACGGTTTAGCTCATGGGCCACACAGTGCAGAAAGGAGGAATCCTGTGCATCCCTAAGTTCATCTGAGAGTTCTTCAACCAAATGCTCTAAAGAAACCGTAATAATAGCATCAGTGTCATCACCCTCACCAGATACGGAGAATTCGATATTCAAACCCTCCTCTGGATCAAAGATCAGATCCTGTACGGTATCAACCCGTACACTCAAGCTAATAGTATTAGTTTCTAGCACCACAATCTCCTATTGCTGCCTAGGGACGATAATACATTAGTAGATACACTACTGCAAGCTCTTTTAAGGGATTTACAAGCTATTTGTTAACACACCCAAATCCAGTACGAACATCCGTATAAAAGACTTTACGAGGTAACGTGACATAATATCAGGGGATATCCATGCATAAGCCGTTTACATGCTTATTTTCATGAAATTGGGTAGAGGTTGTATACGCTAACGGGAGTACCCCCCGGTGGCACCTGCCCCCCCCGATAAAGCCTACAGATCCTAGCAGTTAAGCCTTTGTTATATATATTCTAAACACTATTCTAAACTGTGCAGCATCAAGCTACTGAAAAGAAAGAACAAGAGGATCTGAAAAACATAACTAATAGGTATGCACACCCCACAGATATTAGTGTGCCTATGCATCCAGCTATTAGTTTTCTGCAGGTATACCCCTCTAATGCTGTGGCCATTGTCGGTATATGAGCGATAGAGAGAGGGGCCATTGTGAGCATAAAATAACACCCAAACCTGACTGAGATACCACCTACTACACCACCTAAGCCTAACTACATCCACCACCTACATCACCACTCTATAAGATCTGCAGCAAGATCCCCAAGATTCCTATAGCA